AGACGCATCGGCTGCGGCTCCTGTCCCACCAGATCGGCGAACTCGTAGAAATAGTCCGGCCAGGTGTTGAAATAGCCCTGCCGGCGCGGCTCCGGCAGGCGCTTCAATACAGATGCGGCTTCAGAGAGACGCGCCTCGACGAGACTGGGTGTCCACTCGGTCATTTGCGCACCTCGTGCTGCAAGGGGCGTGCGCCGTAGAGCCGCTCGCCGAGTTGGCGGACCAGCTCGCGCTCGGGCCAGGTGAGCCGATGATCGTCGACTGATACCGCGAGCAAACCTTGATCACGCCAACCGTCGCGCTTGACCTCGTCGGCGTCACGGCGATACCCACCGTAGCCGGGTGGGGTGAATTTCATGGTCTTCATGACTGCACCTCCGGCAACAGCGCGGCATAGCCGATGACGTCGACAAGGCTGTCACGATGGTGGGGATCGTGCGCGAGCCGGACCATCTTCAGGTCGATCATGCACAGCACGACCTCGGCCGGCGTGATGGTGTGGCCAAGGGTGAGCGACCAGCGCGCGGCGACGGCGGTGAAGGACGCCGCAGCCGGGCCGTAGGTTTCGGCGCGGGCGTCCAGCACCTGTGCCGCACGGTCGAGGATTGCGGACCGGGTCATGCCAGACCTCCGTTCGTCTCGATCGCCCAGAGCAGGATGGCGATGGCGTCGGCCTCGTTGTCGTCGGCGGGCGAGAAGCCACGAGCGCGGACGGCGGCGATCATGGCGGCCTTGTCGGCATTGCCCTTGCCGGTGGCGTGGCGTTTGATCGTGCCCACCGGAACGCCCTCGTAGGGCACGCCGCGCAGTTCCGCCCATGCGGTCAGCGTGGCCATGAGCCCGCCGTAGATGTGGCTCGCGTCGGTGCCTGCGTGGCGGCGGACTTCCTCGAACCAGATGGCGGCGACAAGACCGGACAGCCGGTCGATCTCGGTCAGCCAGTTCGTGAAGCGCAGGTAGCGCATGCCACCGCCGTCGAAGCGGCCGGGACGCAGCGAGACGGTGCCGCTCGTGATCAGCCCGTCATGGCCGCGGATCGCCCAGCCGGTGGTGGTTCCGAGGTCGAGTGCGAGGATGGTGCGGTGGTGTGTCATCGCGACGGGCGGAACGGGGATTGCGCTGTGTTCCGCGATGCGCAGAGTCGGATCAGCCATGATCAGTCTCCTTCGGGGTTGGCTGTTCGGGTGGAAGACGGCGGCGGCCTGGTGCTTGGCGGTACGGGGCTGCCGTCGTCGGATCGGGATGGCCGTGCTCATGGCTGGCGAGCTGTCCTTCGGCGCAGGAAGCGATTGCGACGTGCAACGCCGGCAGCTGATACCGCCCGTCCTGGACTGTGATGGATCGGGCAGCGACGGTTGATGTTGCCAATGGGAGCCTTGATCCCGGTGACGACATCGAATTCGCGGTCGCAATCTGCGCAGTGCGATTGCCAGACGAGGAGCTGGGTCTGCTGTCCATCGCGCCGGAAATGATCCCGGATCTCGAGCAACTCGTATCGCTGCCCTTCGCGCAGAAGGACGGTGCCGATCTCCGGAGGGCTGGCAAACTCGAGTGCGTAGACGACTTGTCGGGGTTTCATGGTTCACCTCTCGTTGTTGGCTGGCTGAGGATGCGCGAACCTTCCCGAACGGGTAGCGGGAGGAGGAGACGCCGGCGCTGACGCCGGGCGTCCTCCTCCCCACCCTGTAAGGGTGGGTTTCACCCCCTGTAATTGTGAGCAGCATCAACCACTTGATGTAGCTGATGAATTTCCAGTTCCGGGGGGGTCGTGCGGCGCAATTGGTCGAATCTGATTGCAGCGAAACCGATCTGGCTTGCGCGCAATCCTGAAGGGGTAGTTTCGGGAACGTGTCCAATCTGGTCACGGCGGGGCAGAGCGCAGGTCCGCGTGGAGATGGCGAGGCAGTTTCGGAGTTGCGCCCGATCTGGTTCAAACTGGTCAGCACGCAATTCTGCGGAAGACGGTCTGTCCGGGCAATCATGGCCGCTCGTCCTCCGGATAAACCCAGACGAGCGGGTTCTCGATCTCGAGCAACGCACCGGTCTGCGGTGACTTGTAATGGGTCGGCAGCACCGGGATGGTGCCGCTCGACACCTCGCCGGTGACGGGATCGATTTCCTCGCTGTCGGCGGGAATGACCATCCCCTCTACGCACAGGAATCCGAAGCGGGACCGCGAGGGCCCAAGTCCATAAGGTGCGCCGTCGCGTACGAACTTGATGAAGCCCTTGGTTGCCTGGACGCTGATCCGCTCACGGATCCCGTCCTTGCCACCGAGCCCGGCAATGTTCTCGAACGCTTCGGCAAACTGATTGATGGTGTACAGCCGTCCGTCAGCCGCTTCCTCGAGGAGGATGTCGATGATGACGTCCTGCTTGCGCACGCGCTCGGCGTCGTATCTGGCGCCGACTTCGGCGCGCACCAGCCGCTCGTTCATCGGGTTGAGCTCGACCCATCGGCCGTTGACCTTGTCGACGAGTTTTGCCGGCAGTGCCGGGCCATTGCGCAGCTCGATTTCCAGTCGCCGCTGGGACGAATCCTCGTCAGGCCGGTGCAGGATGAGGCCGGTGGTGTAAAAGCCGCGCAGGGCGCTGGCGCCGGAGAGCGCCAGGAAGGGATCGTCCTTCACCTGGTGCTTCGACAGTTTCTTTGTGTGGTGGACGAGGATGACGCCGCACTCGGGATTGATGTGGTCGCGCAGGACCTCGACCCGCTCCTTCAGGAAGAACATCATGGCGGCGTTGTCATTCTCGCCGCCGCCATCCGGGCCGCCGTCGAAGAGGTTGCGAATCGGGTCGATGCAGATGATGTCGACGGGTTCGGCCGGAAAGGCACACCGGATTGCTGCGGCGACGCGCACGCTGCCCTCGGCATCGAGCAGCATCTGCAGCTTTGGTGTGGTGACGAGATTGTCGCGCGCGGCGGCAAGCATGTCGGGCGGCAGGCCGATCTGCTGCACGCGCTCCCGCAGATAATGGTACTGGATCTCGGCCTGCAGATAGAAGATCCGCAGCGGTCGTGGCGGAGTGAAGCCGAGGAAGGGCACGCCCGCCGCCATGTGCACGAGCCAGGTGATCAAGAGGTCGCTCTTGCCGACCTTCGGCGCGCCGCCCAGCACGAGCAGGCCGCCTGGCGTCAGCACGCGTGGCGCGATGATGTCGGCTGGCATGAGGCTGGTGTCGTCAAGTAGCGCGCCGAGGGTGAAGGTGGGGAGCTCGTTCGGCGCGGGCGCCGCGCTGTCGAGGCGGATCAGCGGAGGCCCATGCTTTTCGACATGGATGGCCCAGAGCCGCTCAGATTCGCGCTTCAGCCGCTCCACCGGCCAGGCTGGGCGCAGCATGGCGGCGTTGTACTCGCAGATGGCTTGCCAGCCCTCGTCCTTCGAGAGGCGGCCGTCATGCACCATGCGAATGTAGTGGCCGATGGCCGCCGATGCCCCCTCGAAGCGTGACCAGTCATCCTGCGCGCCTTCGCGCACCGGTGTCACCAGCACATCGGCGACCGCGGGCTTGCCAGGCGTGGAAAAGTCCGGCTGGAGCGAGATGCCGGGCGCGGGAGGCATGTCGGTTACCGCCTCGATGAACTCGTCGAGATCGCGCTCGATGGTCGCGTTCAGCTCGACAATCCGGACCCGCGTCTTGAGACCGTTCTTGTAATAGACCGAGCCTGCGACGCGGATCGGCTGATGGGCCGAGCGGAAGTGCGTGTCGCCACCGACCTTGGCGGCAATATCGCCGCGCAGACGGCAAATGCGCGCGATGTCATCGCCCTCAGCCGGTTCGGTCAGCTTCCACCAGACATGAGCCTTGTGCTGGCCTTCCGGCGTTACGCCGCCGCTTTCCACCACCATGGTGGGGGATCCAAGATGACGTTCGAGATGGGCGCGCCTGGCGGCAATGTCGCCAGTGTCGATGTCGACCACCACCGTCTGCATCTGCAGGATATCGGCGGCCTTGGCCTGTCCCTTGGCGGCAACGGTGCCGGGGATGACATAGACGGCGGCCCCCTCGTGGCTGGCCCAGTTGGCAAAGGTCGCCATCTTGTCGGCAACCGTGTGATCGGCGTCGATCCAGATGTTGTGTGGGCGGCCATCGAACCCCTGACCCTTGTCGATGAAGCTGCGCACCGGGATCAG